CGTGACGCTCGACTTGTTGTTCACCGACAGGATGCGACCGTTGGCCTTCTCGTTGAGGACTTCGAGGGTCACTTCACCCACGACGAAGCCAGCAACCGAGTCGCCGCGCTTGCCGACGAGGTTGTGCGCCATCGGACGCAGCCACGCCAGCCGGTTGATCGCACGCGACAGGAAGAACATCTGCCCGCCCGTGAGCGAGGCCGACGCGATCGCCGTCACCGTGTTGGTGGACTCGGGCACCCACCGATCGAGCACGATCTGGATCATACCGAAATCCGAATCGTAGAAGTCGATCGAGGACACCAGCTTCTTGTCCACGGCAGCGATGTTCTTCGCGAACACGTTGCCAGCCGCCGCACCCGGAACGGCGAACGCGCTGATCTGCCGCTTCACCTTCGGGGAGACGTACACCTGCTCGGGGTTGCCGCCCGAGGTGAAGATGGCGTTGAGCATGTCGTTGAAGTCACCGACAGCCAACTGACCATCCGCCGTGGCGTTGCCCGCAGCGCCCGCGTTGTTACCCGCGTACGCCGTGTTGGTCGCGATGAAGGACTGGAGCCCCTTCATGACGCGGGCCGTGCCGCTTGCGCCCGTCGCGGTGGACAGGTTCGCGAACACGATCTTCTCCAGCTTGATCGCCAACTCCTTCGTGGCCTTCTGGACCTCGTAGGCGTAGTGATCCTTGAAGCCAGCGGTATCGACCGCGCGCTCCGTCTCCGACACGCCGATGTCCTTACGCAGGATCATCGAGATGTTGAACTCGCGGCTCGGCGAGGTCGTGGAGTCGATACCCCAGTCAGCGCCTTCGAGCGCGCCGCTGGTGTTCTGGCTGGAGAGCGTGTCCTTCAGCCACTGGTGATACACGTGACGCGCGCCGACCTTGGGGGCCTGCGAAACCCACGGGGTATCCCACGGGTCCACGTTCGTGATCTGCTCCAGCAAATCTTCCTTCTGGACGCCGTTGATCAGCGAGTTGGTCCCGCCGAACGTGTACGTCTGGAAGTTGTAGGTGGTTGTTGCACTCATCTTGAGCACCTCTGCCCCACAATGGGGCGTTGCACTACGTTGGGACTACGGAACTCCTTTCTGGCGTTATTCGCCGAACAGTTCCTTGGGGAGCGACCGACCGATGGTGAGTTCGCGCCAACGAGCCGCCGCCGCGTTGCCGGGCGTCGTACCGTATGCGCGCATTGCAGCAGCCGCCGCCTCGATCTCCTCGGGGGAGGGACCGGTCGTGACCGCTTCGTGCACACCACCTGCCGAGGACGACGGCATTCCCGCATCGCGGCGGGCCTGCTCGACGGCTTCTCGGCGAACCTGATCAGCGGCCTGAAGGGCGATCTCTTTGCCCTCCTTGCTCGCCTGCTCTGTTGCTGAAGCCTCACCGCCACGCGCGCGGTCGAACATCTTCCACGCGAGTTCAGCGGCCTTGACTTCCCCACCCGGGGAGGCAGCCAGCGCCTGCACGGCACTGGTGACCAGCGGGTCGGACTTCACGAAGAGTCCGATCTCGTCCGCGAAGCGTTGGGCGTCGGGGTAACGCTCATTCATGTAAGCGTCCACCTGCGACCACTTCGCGTTCTCTGCGCCCTGCGCGGCATCGCGCTTGAGCAGAGTCTCCTCCACAGCGAACTGCGCCATCGCCTGACCCAGTTCACGCTGGGCCTTCGACAGCTTGCCGCTCGTCTCCGCATCGAGGAGTCCACCTTCCTCGACCACCTCACGCAGCACCGCGTCGTAGGTGGCCTGCGCTCGATCGACGAGGTCCCGTGAAGGCACGCCGAGGGAGGGCTGGCTTGGAGCCACTGCCGGGGTGACAGTGGGTGGGGTCTGGCGGAGCGTCTTCAGTTCGCCATCGAGACGGTTCAGTTCCGTCTGCAACTGGTCTCGCTGTGTGAAGGCGTTCTTCGCCATGGTGACGGCATGTCCGACACCCTTGATCGCTTCGGCCACGTTCGGGTACTTGCCGAGGATGAGGCCGTTGGCCTCCCGCAAGGACTCGAAGTGAACGTTGAGGTCAAGAGGTGCGTCCGTCTTCACCGGAACGGGAGGCGTCGGCAGGGGTTGTCCCGGCGTCTGCTGCGTTACGGGCGGAGGTGCTCCACCGTCCTGCGGGGGTAGTCCCGGCTGGCTCGGGGGCGGGGGGTTTCCGTGAGCCCACCCGATTGCGTCCATCGGCTTGATGACCTCGTTCTCGACGATGGTCTCGCCGAGGTGCCGAATGAGGTCGTGAAGTGTTGCGGGGCGCTGCGCTTCGTCTGCCATTCTGTTCTCTCCTATCCCCGGAGGTTGTCTCGTCGGGGCTGGGGGTTACTTGCTCCCTCGCTTGCGCGGGGGTGGCCGACGGGCGTCGGACCCTGCGACGTGACCGGGGAGTGACTTGTAGCTCACGCCGGGACCGTCGAAGTCTTGGAACTGCTTGTCGGTGATCTTCCCCTGTTCGTGGAGGATCGCCATCTTCTTGAACTGCGCCTTGCTCTTGCTCGGCATCAGAAGTCTTCCGCCGGGTCGTAGGGCTTCGGCCCCTCCGGCTCAAGGGGCTCGTTAGCCCCGAGTACAGGGACGTGGTGACCAGCGAGGCGTTCGGCGTTGTAGCGTTGCTCCGGCGTGAGCCGGTGCATCGCCGCGTCGATCCGCTCCATCTGGACCTCCTCGATGATCTTCTTGAAGAAGGTCAGGAGGCCGTCGATGACGACGACCCCTCCTGCGAGGAAGTCGTCGGGCATCTCGTCCTTCCGCTCTTTCGAGCGGTCGAGCAGGCGTGAGTTCATCGACTCTCGCACGCCCCGGAGGTACGGCTCGAACACGTCGAGGTACGCCGGGGACATGAGCACGTACTCCAAGCAGCCTAGCTGCTGGTCGTCGAGCTTCGAGATGTCGAATACTTCCTTGAGGTCGGCCATGGGCCGCTCCTTTCGTTACGCGGCTGACTGCGCGGGAAGCGCCGTCGCGCCGGGCGGCATGGTCTGGCTGATGTCGATGGGGGCCTTCAGCGCCTGCGCGGAGCCGGGCTGCGGGCCGCCCATTGCGGCGAGTTGCTCGGGCTGCATCGTGGTCGCCATCTGCCCGGACGTGGGCACCGCACCCGGGGTCATGCCGTTCGGCACGAGGCCAGCGAGGGCGGGGTTCATCTGGAACATCTCGTTGATGTTCGGGATTTCGAACTCGCGGAAGACGGTCCTGAAGAAGTTGACGGCGTTGATCTGCCCGAGGGCCTGTTGGCCTAGCGGAGTCCCCATCGCCTGAAGGAGCGCGAGGAGGTTCTGCTGCTTCATGCTCTTCGAGAGCGACGTGCTCGCGCCGATCGCGCGGGCCGCGTAGTTGGCGGTCAGGTCGAAGCCGTCCAGCACCTCGCGGGTGTCGGGGATCGGCTGGTTCGTAACCGGGTCCAGCTTCGCACCCTCGCCGAGAATCAGCACCTCGACGGGAAGGTCGAGGAACTGGCGGTTGTTCGCCATCATGAGGTTGGCGATCGGTTCGAGGGCCGTCTTCTCGTACAACTGGGCTTCGAGCAGTAGGCGCGTGCCAGCCGCCTCACGACGACCCACGAACTCGCGGGCCGTTTGACGGTCGGAGCCATCCATCCCGGCCACGACATCATCGGCGATGCCGGTGCCCATCTGGATGCCGCCGCGCATCATCGCGACTTGCTTGTCGGCGACGGTGAGGCCGGACATATCGCGCTGGAACTGCGCCACTGCCTGATTCGGGTTGCCATTCACGCCGACCATCTTGCCGGGGCGCGACACGAGGTTGGACATACGGATGCCCGCGCTCTTGTCGTAGAACCACATCGGGTCGATCATCAGGTCAGCCGCATCGAGCGACTGGTTGATGTAGCGGTTGGCGACGATCTGGAGCTTCGCCACGATCTCGGCCTTGCCGGGCGCGTAGTGGTAGTGCGGGTCGGGCATCGGCCGGTTCGCCACGAAGGGCTTGAGGCCGTGCCAGAAGGGCATCGGGCGGTTGCGGCCGAGGTACCGACGGTTGAGGACGGTCACGACGCGGTTGGTGTCGCCGTCGGTGCACAGTTCGGAGGGCATGAGGCCCCACACGTCGATGCACTCGATCGGGCGATTCCACTTCGACATGTACCGGGCGGTCTCGTCATCGGTCCCGACGCGCGACTGGAACCGCTTCATCGAGAGCGAGGTGTCCACGACGCCGGTGTTGACGCCGCCTTCGCGCTCCATGCGGGCGACTTCGGCCTTGTCGAAGATTCCCTCGCTGGCGAGGTACCGCACGTCTTCGAGGTCGAGGAAGTACCGGCGACCGACGCGGGGCATGTCCGCGATGTCGCGGAAGCCGACCTGCGGGAACCAGTCGAGGAGATCGACGTTCTTCGTCTCGGGGCCGTCGAACATGACGACCTTGCCCTTGCGGATCGAGCGGATGATCTGCCCGGAGATGGGCGCGCGGTCGATAGTCTCGATGACGCGGACCTTCTCGTCCCGCTTCCAGCCGATCTGTGTGATCGAGGTGCCGTAGAGCGAGGCCGCGAGGATCGAGTCAACCTGCTTGGTGAAGAGGTTGTCGTCGTAGGACTGGGCCGCGAACAGGGCCTCGCGCTTGCGCGCGGTCGGCATGTCGTTCGGGCCGTAGCCCATGAAGGTGATGAGGGGGTAGCCGGACAGCGAGGTCGCGGCAGCCCGGGCCGCGTTCGCCCACAGCGCCTGAAAGATCAGGGGCATGTGGATCGAGTTGCGGTGCGGCGCGTAGCGCGAGGTCCACGTGCCACGCCAGAGGTCGTAGAGACGCGGCCACGACTGGCGGAGGGCCGAGTACTGCACCTCGGACTCCAGCACATGGTCGATGGCGTACCGGATCAACTGATCCCGCACCGCCTCTGCTCCCACTGCACGCTCGATGGTCAGGTAGTTCGAAGCCAAGGGGGTACCTCCATCAGGACGAAACGGCCCGATAGTTCTTTCAGGCCGCCGTCCGCCTGAATCTTGCGGAAGAGGGCGCGGGTGAGTTCGACATCGGACGCGCAGTAGTTGAACAACTGGCCGAAGCGGCCCTGCGCGGTGAGTGTCTTGGCGTTTGCGCCGTGGTCGATCTTCCCCCGGCCGAGGTTGCGCTTGGCGACCGCGTCGAGGGTGAAGTCGCCCTTCTGGCCCACGACCCCCTTCACAGCGAGGGCGCGGACCATCTCGGCGTAGATGTCGTAGTGGTGGCGGAGGGCCAGCTTCCTGTCGATCAGCCCCTCGATGACGGGCACGTCGAACGCCTCACCCCGGAACGACACGAGCACGTCGGCCTGCTCCAAGTGGCGGGCGCAGGCGTTGATACTCTTGTCGTCGTAGGTGTGGACCCAGTCGGTCTTCGTGTCGAAGAGGGCGATGGCGGATGCGCCGCCCTTGCCCTCGCGCAGGAGAGTCCAACCGTGCTGTTCGTCGTTCGGGTCGAGGTCGCTCGCCCACAGGCGAGTTTCGAGGTCGAGGAAGATGATGCGGGTCATGCTGGCCGCCTTTCTAGGCGAATGGATCGCGGTGCCGGTCGTCCCAGCCCATGCCGAAGGGGTCGGACAGACCGCGTACGCCGTCCACCAGCCCCTCGCTTTCGAGTTCCTTCTGCTCGTTCAACCAGAGGATCAGTTCCTCGTCGGTCGGCTTGCGAGCGAAGCCCTTCAGTTCCTCGTCACCGGGGCGACGTGGGTCAGTCCCGGGTCCTTCGAACTCCGCCTTGCCCGCCGGACGCTTCCAGAGTTGCTGGATGAAGCCGTCGGTCTGCGCGTCTGCGAGGTCGTCGAACTTGGTCACGTCGATGCGGACGATCTGACCCACCAGCTTCCGGAAGACCTGCGGCACGTTCCAGACGCCGTTGTTCTGCCAGAGGAGGCACCGGACGTAGCCCTCGGCCCACACGCCAGCGGCGGTGCGGATTCGGGCCTTCTTCTCGATGCGACGATTCAGGACGATGAACTGGTCATCGCCGAGGTGGATGTTGGAGCCCGCGAGGACGCCGAGGATGCGGTTCTTGTAGGTGCCCGCCTTGCCGCCCGGCTCGGTCTCGTCCGTGATGGCGCGAATCCAGATGTTCCGGCGCTTCAGGTTGAGGCAGACCTTGACGAGTTCCCGGTTGAAGTCCTCCTCACGCCACTCGTTCGAGGCGCGCAGGAGGTCGGTGTCGAGGTACATGAGCCCATTGTCGCGGGCGTCCGCGAGCCACACGACGATCGCCGAGTCGTCGCCCTTGCGGATGTTCTCGGGGCGCTTGAAGGCGGTGTCGATGTGGACAGTGGCCCACTTCACGGGGGTCTTCCAGAGGAAGTCCGAGTAGCTCATGTAGAGGTGCGGCACCTGCTCCTCGATGAGCGGTGCACGCTCGCCGGAGCCGGGGTTGTTCTGCTGCTGGCACGCGAAGTCTTCTGCGTCGCGGGCCTTGGCCTGCTTGATCGCTTCCTTCGTCCAGAGGCCCGGGTGCGTGGGCTCGCCGGTGAGCGGGTCCTCGGTCGCGTAGTAGAACACGTGCCAGAGGCCCTGACCCCACTCGACCTTCTCGGTGACGGCGGTGTGATGCGGGCATTCCATGCCGCACCATGTCGCAATGCCTTCCTCCTTGAAGTGACGGCCCGCCACGTCGTCGTCGAGGTAGCGGGTGAGGACGAAGGCCATGAGGCCGTTCGCTTGGCAGGCGTTGTAGGAGGCGTTGACAGCGTCGTGGACGGAGCGAAGGTAGGCGTCGCGGCCGTCACGCAGCTTGTTCTTGATGATCGGATCGTCCCACCAGTGCTGACGGTGGTGGTAGCCGGTCATACCGGCATCGACGCCGGTTGTGTCGAATGAGGGCTCGGAAACAGCGTCGGAGACGCGACGGCCGTGCTTGTAGTGGTCCTTCGTCCACTCGCGTCCGCCCTGACGCCAGTTGCCGAAGAGCCACGTGAACCACGCGCCATCCTCCTTGCCGGAGATGACGTTCGAGATGGCACCGATCACGTCACGCGACAGGTCAGCGGTCGCGGAGCAGATGATGGTGGACATGTCGGGCTCGTCGAGGTGTGACCACAGGCAGCCAGCCTTCGTCGCGGAGACGGTCTTGCCGTAGCCACGAGGGAGGATGGTCGCGATGTGGTAGCGCCCGGGAGCGCCAGTCTTCGAGAGGTACTTCCAGCGGAGGAGATGTGTCTGGAGCCAGCGGCAGAACGGCCGGTGAATCGGCATGTAGAGCCACTGCGGGACTTCCGGGTGCTGCCGGAGGAAGTGCTCCGCGCCCCACGCCTTGTTGACGAAGTGCCAGAGGGCGTCGGGGTGCGTGACAGCGGTTCCCTCGCTGCTGAACCATGTGTTGGGGGCCATGACCGCCCGCCAGATGTCGCGCTCTGCGTCGAGGTCCCATGTGATGGCGGTCATGCAGGCTCCTTACAGGCTCTCGTACTTCTTCTTCCGGAGGTCTTCCATGTTGGCGGCCCGGAGGGCGAAGTCTTCGACAGCGGAACCGGCGAGGAAGCCGCCGGGTGCGTAGCTGATAGAGCCACCGTTCGCGGCCTCAGTGAACTGGCCGGAGATGACGGGAGGGGTGTCTTCGGGGACCTCGTAGGTGCGGGACCACGCGACGCCGGGCATGAGGGCAGCCCACACAGCGCCGTAGGTGCCGGACTGGGTGACGCCGTCGAGGGTGACTTCGGTGATGCGAGCGCCGGGGCCGGGCTGGAAGGTGAGGGTGATCGTGTCGCCCGGGAGCGGGGTGTCGTCCGAGAGGACAATGGTCCCGGGAGTGCGGCCGGAGCCGGACGCCGAGGGGACGACCGTGGGGACGACCCGCGTGATGTCCGCGACCTTCTCACCGGTCATCGTGACCGAACCAGCACTCGTGTGAGTGAAGGCCGTGAGCCGCGAGGACGCGCCGGACATGGTGGCCGAGGAAGCGCCGGTGACCGGCCAGTCAACCGAGGCGAGAGCAACCTCAACGTAGGAGCAGGCGATGAAGGTCGAGGCGGAGTCGTCGCCTATGTAGCAGTCGATTGAGTTCGCAGTTCCTGTACGATCACGAGTACGGTTGGTATCGACCTGTACGACGAAGTCGGCAGGTGTACCGGTGAGACCGGGGCAAGCGTAGGGCGGCTGGAAGTTGTAACCCGGGCTGTCAAATCCATCGCCGTTGGAGTCGTAGAGGGTGTAGTAGAACGTGCAATGAGCACCACCCGTCGCTCCGAAGAGTTCCATCATCTGGAACGTGACATTGTACTTCTGCCCCGGGGTGACGGTGCCGCTCAGACCAGCCGAGAAGGGATTCGCGCCGTTACCACCAGCAGTGGCGAAGAAACCCTTCGAGTTGATCCCGTCATGCGATGCACAGGCCACATCCATCGTGGTGCCGGTACTTGCGTTGGCTGCATCACGCGGGCCGCCCCAGCCCTGCGAGATTGTCGATGAAGGAGTAAGGACGGCCATGGGGACCTCTTAGCCGACGGTGATGTTGATGGTGTAGGTCACCGTGTCGGCGGCGCTGACGTTGACGGCTGCGAAGACCTCGTGGTAGAGCATCGAGGCGGGCGCGTTGGTCGCGAAGAGACCAACCTCGGTGATCGCCTGCGTGCCGCCGGAGGTGACGGTGCCGACCACGCGGTAGACGGTCGAGGACGGATTCGACTCGGTGCCGGTCGCGACAGCGTCAGCGGACGCGGTCTGGAGGGCGGTGTTGCCAGCGACGGGGGTCGTGGTGCCCGTGCCGTGCTGGATGTACTTGGCGGCGTGGCCCGCGAGCATTGCTGCCGCGATCAGGCCCTTGCCGACTGTGGTGACGACTGCTCCTGCGGCCATGTCAGATACCTCGGGCCGCGCGCCAGTTGGCGATCAGCAGCCGGATTCGTGAGAGAAGATGTTCGTACCAGTGCCCGCCCTTCATGACGCCGATGCGTTCGACGCGACCGTTGGCGCGGGTGATGGTGAGTTCGAGGCGAGTTTGGACCGGAGCCTTAGCCATTCGGGAGCGAGCGCCCGAGGAGGTTGCCGGTCATCCAGATGGTCTTCCGGTCGATGACGCGAGGATCGACGAAGTTGCGGTGCGCCACGTGGGCGCGCTCCGCGAGGGCCTTGCGCCGGGCTGCGTCGAGGTTGGTTCCCTCGGCGGTTGCCTGCGCCTTCGCGCCTTCGATGGCCGAGAAGCAGTCGCCGCAGAAGTCAGCGAGGAACTGGCCGGACTCCTTGGCGTGTCCGCAGTTCATGCAGTGTGAGGTGGGTCGGGCCATGGTGTGTCTCCGATTTCGTCGAGGTAGCGGGTCACCCAGTCTTGCACGCGGTCGCGTGCGTAGAGGACGCCGTCGTGGGTCATGGACACGGGCTCGGCGTCGTCGTGCTCGACGACCTTCACGATGATCCCGTGCTTGTTGCGGATGAAGTAGATCGCGACCGGTTCGCACCAGCAGGTAACCGAGTTGACGTGCCCGTTCGGGGCAAGGCAGACGTGTAGCTCCGGGTGCGTGGTCATCACGGATCACACTCCTTCAGTTTCGCGTCGATCGCTTCGGTCCAGTCATGCAGGCGCTTCGGCGACTTTCGGATGTACGCGGTGATCTGCGCGTCGAGCGCGAGCACGAGCGTCTCCTCCAGTTCCTCATCGAACCAGCCGTTGCACATCGGCATGATGACCACGTGAATCAGTTCGTGGACGACTGTGCCGACGTGGTCGATGTTGCCGGTCTGCTGGTTGGCGTCTACTTTGATGACGATGTTGGTGGGTGGGAGGATGTCGTCCCACTCATTGTGGCCCTGCTGGGCCGTCATGTGCTGGAAGGTCAGCCGGACTTCCTTGTGCTTCAGGAGTTCCAGCAGGACCCGGTTCAGCTTCTGCTTGTTGAGCGGGTAGTTTCCCTTCATTCACGGGCTCCGAGATGCCCATCAGGGCGTAGAGCGCCTTGACGACATTGCCGGGGCCGAACGCCGCACAGGCGGCCTCCACCACGAGGGCAACATCGTCTACAGCAGTGTGGAGGTCGGTGAGACGGGCAAGGGCCGCTGCGCGCGTGAGCGGTTTTCCGGGGCCAAGGTCCTTGGCTTTCGCCATATCCTTGAGCTTGAGCCACACTTGGGTCGCGGACAACTTGGTGTCCGGGTGGGTGTCCGGGGAGAACGCTAGACGCTTCACCTCGCGCAGCAGTCGCTTGCGAGTCTCTTCATCATCGAGGCCGTCGAGTTCGTCGAGGAGACCGGTGCTCGGGTCGGCCATGGCAATCACTTGGTCGTCGGTCAGGAGGCGGTCGCCGGTTCCCTCGCTGGGAGGGGCCGGGACTGGCTCGGGCGGGATCGGAGGGACACCCACTCCGGCGAGGATGCTCGGCTTGCGGTTACGGCCAGCAGGGAGTAGCCCGGCGGCGGCGAGTTCCGACCGCGCTTGGGCGATCGTGCGTTCGCTGATGCCGGGGAGGGCCTGCGCGGCCTGACGGATCGAAGCTGACGGGTGCTGAAGCAGGAATGCCTTCGCCGTCCCGCGCCGGTGCTCTCGTAGACCTGCCATTTTGCATAGCTCCTTGGTTTTTGGTGGCGCGAACCATCTCCGCCGAATCGCGTTCGCGTTTGGGGGTGCTCCCCCACCCGCCTTGGCACGGTCCTTGCACCCTAGCACGTGGTGTGCCAGCGAGGGCGCACCGTGCAGCGCGCACGCTCCCCCCGCCCGCCGCGTTGGCATGGAACATGCGTCGGCAGGAATCGTGCCACGGGGGCGCGACCCACCCAGCATAGCACATTCCGTGCCATCGTGCGAGCGAGAGATGTTAAATCTTACCAGCGCGGGTGTACCATTTGGTACACATCGGACTGGCACGAGAGTTGCAGACGCGCGCACGCGCACGCGCTCGCACACGCGCCCGATTCCGAGCCTTGCCCGACGCGGCGCAGGCGCACGCCCGCGCACGCACGCACGCGCTCGCGTCCCGCGCGTCGCAAGAGGCGTGCCAGCGCCCTCGGGTCATTCGGCCCAAAGCTGGGTGCTTTTGCTAACTCGTTGTGCCGCAACGTCGTGCAGCCTGCATCGTGCGTTTTCGTCGTGCACGGCTCGCATTTTGCCCCACTTTTCCGCTGCACACTTGTGCACGGCCCGTTGCGCCGCAACGACTTACGCGGTTGGCACGTCCGGTGCACAGTGTATCGGTGTCAGCGAACGGCGGACGGCGCAAGCGGCCCGCTCAAGCGACCGAAAGAAAACGCAGCAAGGGGCTTGACAGTCCGCACGAGCGGCCCCATACTGAAGGCAAGGCGGCAAACGCGAGCACCTCACGGTGCGGCCCCCAAGATAGCACGGGGCGCGGCGGCCGCTAGAAAAAACGCAACGTGTAAACGCACCGGCACACCGGCCCACAAGCGGGCGCGAGCGACAAGCGCGTACCTCGGGTGGACACCCGGGAAACCGGCCGGGACCCATCGGTCCATGGCGTGATACCGCGCCACAAAGCACGGTGCTACAGGGTACGCACTACCGGGACTCCCGGGACGGTGTGCCTCAATGCGGGAACAATCTCAACCGAACACGGGAAGCTACGGCGCAGGGACATGCCGGGACGGCCCCGCTCGAATGGAGAATGCCCGCAATCGTCCGGTCGGCAACCGGGCAAGATGCAAGGCCGCAGAGCGTGAGAGACAATCCGGGGGAGCAATGAGCCCCACGTGGGACGGACGCCAGAGTCTCCGGAAGTCCCTCACGCTCTGCAAGGGTCCGCGAGTGTACGCTCGCGCCGATGAAGCCCCGGTAGGGCAGAAACCCAAGCCACAGGAGTCTCACATGTCTGGCATCACGTTCGCGGTCAAGGGCAACGTCGTCACCGTGTCGTTCCCCCTCGATGCGAATCTCGGCCTGTCCGCCTCGGGCAAGTCGCAGATGGTCGCCACCACGCACGGGAACGTCAACATCCCGGGCACCGACATCACCATCGGTGTCAATGCGTACCGCAAGGCGTCGAAGGCGCAGGCCGCCTAAGCCTCGCGCAGCCCGAAACACGGGGGCAGGATAGCCGGAGTCCTAGCGCCGGTGGCATCATGACACGCCCCCGTGTCCCAGCGTAATGCGCTGGCCGATGATGGGCGTCTCGATCGACAGGAGGAATCCGTGTATCTCTACCTGAATCACAACGGTGTCGTCGTGCTGCGCTGGGCGCGCACGGAGCAGGAGGCGTGTGTTCTGAGCGCCGACATGTTCGACGAGTACGGGGTTCTCCCGCTCACGTTGGACCGCAGGGCCGCATGATAACGCTCGCGGTCGCAGCAGTGGTGGTGGCAATCATGTGGGATGCTCACGTCAACCCACGCAGGAGGTAACATGGGTTTCGAACTGGACAAGGCGCTACTCCGCTCGCGTGAGGACTGGCTCCTCAAGGCGGTGAAGGCGCTGGAGACGCGCGTGCTGGAGCCCGCTGGACTCAAGGCTCCCTCGCATGTGTGGTGCAGCGTGGGCTGGCCCAAGGGCTCGCGCGGGAAGGCCAAGGCTATCGGACAGTGCTGGCCCCGCATCGCATCGGCGGACAAGTCGGGGCACATCTTCATCAGCCCCAGTCTCGACAACGGGAGCCGAGTGCTGGACGTGCTCCTGCATGAAATCGGGCACGACGTGGTAGGCTGCGAGCATGGGCACAAGAAGCCCTTCGCGGACTTCGCCAAGAAGGTCGGACTGGTCAAGCCGTGGACCGCGACCACTGCGAGCGAGGAGCTACAGGCTACGCTGGTCAGCATCGTGGCGCAGTTGGGCGACTATCCGCACCCGTCGCTTCAGGACTACGCCGCAGGCAAGAAGCAGACCACGAGGATGCGGAAGTATGAGTGCCCGGGTTGTGGTCAGATTGTCCGCGCGGCGAAGGACGACTTGCAGATTGCCTGCGTCCCGTGCGAGGTGCCGTACGAACAGGAGGCCGTGTAAACAATGCGCTGGCACATCACGCAAGAGTGCGAGGGTATGTGGGCCGTCTACAACGGGGCCGAGAAGCACTGGGCGCAGTCCGCTGTCGAGGCTGTGGCCCTGAGAGACGCGCTGGTCGCGTCGGAGGAGGCCCGGAGATGAGCATCGAGAACGTGGGCGGTGGGCTCATGATTACGGGGCCGCACATCGCCGTGTACCGGCTGCTCGCAGCGCGGCAGGTCATGAAGCTGGCCGTGAAGGGCTTCAAGCTGCGGAACACTGCGGCATGGGCGCGTCAGCTTCGCAAGGACTACGGGCTGCGTCCGCGTGGCACGTATCTTGCAATCCTGAAGTCGCTGAACCGTCACCTGCTGGAAGTCGCACCGGACACCGTACGGGAGGAGGACCCCCGATGAAGCACACGAGCATCATGAAGTTCACGCTGGCCCCGCATCGCATCGTTTACACGGGGCTCGATGTGTTCGCAGCGAAGCGCGCAGAGCGCGAGGCGGTGGAGGCTGGGTACGAGGTCATCGTCGAGAAGGCGTTCGTGACCAGGAGCAATGACACCATAGACCACTTCACCATCTACGCCGTGGGGGAGGGACTATGACCTGTAAGGAGTGGGACGACGCGGCCATCGCTGCGGGCGTGGACTTGGATGCGTGGGGCTGGGGCAAGGCCGGAGCGGAAGCTCTTGGCGAACCTCGCCCACCGGGACCGAGCCGCACCCCCAGCACGTGCTGTCGGTCAGGCAAGCGGCCATACTGCACGTGTGATGCGTGCTACTGACATGCTGACTCTAGGTCTTATCCTCATCATCCTCGTCGGGCTGCACGGCCCGCTGTTCCTGAAGCTCATCGCGGTACTGCTCGTACTCGTCACGCGGAGGTAGCACATGAAGCTCTGGCTGGCAGGCGGGACAGTGCGCGACGCCCTGTTGGGGCTGCGAGTCAAGAAAGACCTTGACTTCGCGGTGGAGGGTGCTGAGTCGTTCGACCACATGGAGGCCGTGCTCATGACTGAGTACGGGCTCAAGGTGTGGCAGCGCAGGCCCGAGTTCGTCACGCTGCGAGGCAAGGCCACGTTCGGGCGCAACAGGTTCGCTGGGCTCGTGCCTGACGGGCGGCATGACGTGGACTTCACCATGTGCCGGGCCGAGTCGATGTATTCGGATGGGCGGCACCCTGACACGGTGACTCCCGCATCGCTGACCGTGGACCTCGCACGCCGTGACTTCACGGTGAACGCGGTGGCTGTGAGCGAAGGCGGTGAGTGGTTCGACCCGTTCGGCGGGCGCAATGACGCAGAAAACCGCGTGCTGCGCTGCGTGGGCGACCCGTGGGAGCGGTTCGATGAGGACCCGCTCCGGATGCTGCGGGCGCTGCGATTCACGGTGTGTAAACAGCTTCTGCCCGACGTGATGCTGGGGCGGGCGCTGAACGACGAGGCGCTGTGCAACAAGTTGAGGACGCTGCCCGTAGAGCGAGTGCGTGACGAGATGCACAAGGCGTTCCACCATGACTGGCTGGCAACCGCCCATGCGTGCTCGTGCGAGTTTGCAACGCTGGCACACTTCGTGCAGGTGTTGTTCCCTGACCTGTGGCTGCGCGCCACGACGGAGGACAAGTGAGAGAGTTCGTGGTGGTAGTGCGTCGTGCGTACCCCGAGGACACGTGGTTCACAATCACGGTCGATGGCTGGGGAATGTGCGTGGAGCATGGTGGTGTGCTGTCACTGCTCGACACGAACAACCGGCCGATGCGTGGCTGGGCAGCGGGTCAGTGGCAATCGTGGGTGGCGAAGTGAGGCGCGGCGTTTACACGGCGACCTACATCGTCGCCACGGTCGAGGACGCAGTGTCCCTCGTGTCGCAGATGGAACAGTACGTGCTCTCCTCATTCGGGGAGGGTGATGACCAGTGGGAAGGGCTCTACTTCACCGACCCCGGTGTGGTGGTTGCCATCGACGTGGGTCCGCTCAAGAGCAAGGTCGCGGTGCACGTGACCTGCCCTGTCGAGTGTGTGCCCAAGGACTACTGGCTCTCGCCGTACTGTGCCGAGAACGTGGAGACGTTCGCGCAGGATGGTGTGACCAGTACCCGTGGTGAGGCTGCCGCGTGGGGCATGAAGTTCAAGCGGAGGAAGTGATGGGCGACTATGGGCTGCTGTTGGAGCGCGCAGGTGCGAAGGTGCTCGCGTTCAAGTCGTTCGGCTCCTATCAGGGCGACTGGTTCGCCAAGGTGGAGTGGATGCGGCCGGGTGACTTCGTGCCGCAGGTGCTGTGGGTCACGGGTGCGTTCGGCTCGTGCTCACACTGCGATGCGTTCGAGGCCGAGTTCGGATACGGCTGCGACTGCGAGGACCGGGACTACCGCACCGATGAGTGTGCGGACGTGACCAAGGCTCCCTGCGTGGCACGACGCGAGGCGATGGCGAAGGCCGGGCTGAACTACCTGAACAATGCCATGACACCAGCCGAGGTGCTGGCCGAGTGGACGCGGAAGGTCGAGGGTCCGCGCGAGGAGTGGGAATGGGTGGACGAGGAGGACGCGCAGGTGCTCGCCTTCCTGAAGGAGAACATGTGAGACGGCATGTCAGGAGGATCGACTTGGTGCCCCACGTGCAGGCCGCGCACGAGTGGGCACGGCAGTTGCAACAGACGAAGGAGAAGGAGCGCATCCGCCGGAACCTGTGCGGTGCGTGTGCCATCACGAGCGCGTGGCTGTGGCGGCGTTTACACAACGCGGGCATCGACGCCACCATCGTCATCGGTCAGGGGCACGTGTTCCTGATGGTCGGTCGCTGGTACGTGGACGCCACCGCCACGCAGTTCGGCAAGAAGCCTGTCCTCGTGATGAGTCGTCGGCCCAAGCTGGCGTACAAGAGGTACGACAGCCCGTGGGAAGCACGCTGGACAGCAGAGTCGCTCGATGAGTTGATGGAGCGGATGGAAGAAGAAGGCTGGTACTGGGACGCGGAACGCATCGTCGAATACGTACTGGAGGCAGCGTAATGGCACGCAAGCACGTACTGAAGCGGCACCGGGTCAAGCAGCCGGTCGCCATCGTCGCACCCGCCGTGACCGAGCGGCGCATCAGCACCCTCGCTGACGGCACCTTCGCCGTCGAGCACATCGTGGTCAAGCCCACGCAGCAGGGCAAGGCCATGGGCAGCACCATCAACCGGGCAGCGCCCAAGCGGAGGAAGCGGTGAACGTGAACAAACGCCCCGAGCCCGTCGAGCAGGAACCGGTTGGGCCACGAACGAAGTATCGAGTTGTTTACACAGCCATCGTGTGGGCCACGTGCGAGGAGGAG